CAGGTGTAAGTATAGAGTCCGCCATAGAAGAGTTCGTAAATCTATTAGACATTGAAAATAAGGACAAGGTTATTGAATACACAAAAGAACTATACAATAAATGTAAATGAAATATATACAATTTAAAAAACTATCCATAAGAAATTTTCTATCTGTTGGTGAAACCTCAGTAGAGGTTGAATTTTCTCCCGGACTTCACATAATAACCGGTATAAATAAAGATAAAGTTGATCGCCGCAACGGGGTAGGTAAGAGTACTGTAGCAGATGCGCTGTATTTCGCTCTTTATGGTAACACATTAAGAGAATTAAAGAAAGAGTTTATATGTAACAATATTTCTAGTGGGAGGTGTGAAGTGGCGCTAGAGTTTAATATAGGAACAAAGAAAATACATGACACCTACAAGATCGTCCGGCTATTATCACCGACAAAATGCTACATATATAAAAACGGTGAAGACTGTACCCGAGATACAATACTAAACACTACCGACTATATAAACGATCTCATAAACACATCAGAAGAAGTCTTTCAAAACTGTGTATTAATGACAGTTAATAACACGATACCCTTCATGGCAAAAAAACGCCTAGATAAGCGAAAGTTTATTGAGGGTATTTTAAATTTAGAAGTTTTTAGTGATATGATAGCCCAACTGCGTAACGAATATAATGAATATCGTAGAGAGTTGGAGACAGAATGTACAGTATGTGATGAAGTTCAACTATCTTTAAAGAATTATACTGAGCAACAATCAATACACACTAACAATAAGAAAACTAAATTAACTAAATATCGTTCGCGACAAAGAGACAACGATACGGAGTTAAGTAGAATTAGAAGCAAACTCAAGGATATAAAAATCATTGATTCTAGTGAGTATGAGACAAAAATAAACACATTGAACGAACGCTATAAAGTATGTGAGAGTAAAATAATATCAGTATCAAACAATATAGCAGAGTGTAATGCAAATATAACACTACTGGGTAAGCAAGACAAAGCGCTAGTGCTCAGCTCCGGAAAACCAGTTTGCCCAACATGTCTACGCTCCATACCTAAGGATGATAAATCGCACTTCGAAAATGAACGATTAAAAATTAAAGACAGTATAAAAACTTACAATGATAAACTATCAAAGTATAACAAAACTCTGGATGAACTATACACCATAAAAACCACCTTAAAATCCCGAATGGATAGTAACATGTCGCTAGTCTCAGAGACAAAAATTATAAAACAACGAGTAAATGACCTCAAAACTCGGGAAGGTACATTAGAAGGTTGGCAGCAAGAATTAATTCAAGATATAGATGAATTGGAAAAACAATCAAACCAATTTGATGATGTAATAGGCACCGCTGAGGAACGACTAACAGCCATAAAGAATAACATACAGAACCTCAAAGGTAAAATTAAGGACTTAGATATAGTTAAGTTTATAGTTTCAGAAGAAGGTGTTAAATCATATATAGTTAAGAAAATATTACAACTATTAAACAGTAAACTAGCATACTACCTTAAAAAAATGGATAGTAACTGTATATTATTTTTTAATGAATATTTTGAAGAGCAAATTGTAGATGATAAAGGTAAAATTTGCAGTTATTTTAATTTTAGCGGAGCGGAGAGAAAGAACATTGACCTAGCATGCTTATTTACGTTCATGGATATAAGACGTCTTCAAGGAGATGTAAGTTTTAACGTCAGTGTATATGATGAACTATTTGATAGTAGTTTGGATGAGAAAGGTGTGGATTTAGTTATCGATATATTAAAAGAACGATTTGAGAAATATAATGAATGCATGTATGTAATATCTCATAGAAAGGAAAGTGTAAACTTCAACACCCGTTCAGAGATAGACTCCGGAGGTGTTATATTTCTACAAAAAGAGAATGGTATAACCACGCGAGTACCGTTCGATCGGGAGAAGTTTAAAGTATAATGTTTGTAAACCCACTAGGTACATCAATGGTCACCGGGCCCTTCTCTACACCCGGAGCCATGATTCAACCAGCTCCAACTAAACCTACTGATAATATCCCGGGTAATGACATCCCCCGGTTTTTAAATTTTTTAGCAGACTATACTGGGTGCGGTCACTGGAGAATGTTATGGCCGGAACAGGTGATGAATGCATATAGGCACTGCGTTATACAGAGCTCTACAGTGATGATATCCGACCTGAAACACTTCACCGGTGTTGATTGTATCAGAGTGCAGAGACAAGCTTCTCCTGCACAGAAGCGATACCTGGAATTCCTTCGACAGCATACTTCAGCTAGAATAATATATGAAATTGACGATATATGTTTCGGTGAAGATATACCAGATTATAATCCTTTTAAATCTGCATTCACTTCTACAGAAACAAGACAATCTATACAAGATATGATGGAGTTTTGTGATGAGATGACAGTCACCTGCCCATCCATGAAGCAATATTTTTTAGAAAGAACGAATCAAACCAACATAACAGTGATACCCAACTATCTGCCCCGGCTGTGGATTGATAGGTTTTATGATAGAAAGCAACGATCCCGATCATATGATAGAAATATAAAAAAGCCCCGGATATTATATGCCGGGAGCAGCTCTCACTTTGATATTCATCGTAAAAATTCCGGAATTGATGACTTAACTCATGTTATAGATAATATAATAAAAACTGTTGACAAGTTTCAATGGGTATTTTTAGGGGGAAAACCTACCCAGTTAGAGGGTCTTATAAGCTCTGGTAAGATTGAATTTCATAAATGGGCACCTCTGCTTGACTACCCATCTCATGTAACAGATCTAGATATTACCGCCATGGTTGCCCCACTAGCAGATAATATATTCAATGAATGTAAGAGTAACATTAAATATCTAGAAGCATCTGCGCTAGGTATACCCATAGTTTGTCAATCTGGTCCGACGTATGATATATGTAAGGATACATTCACCACCGGTGATCAGATGATTATTCAACTAGAAAACATATTATGTACAAAAAAGAAATACATGTCAATATGTGATAGAAATCATAGCAGTATAAACAACATGTGGTTGGAGAATGAAAATAATAGGTTGAAATATGACGAACTATACAAACATCCATATGGCAATCCGGCTCGTACTAACATAAATAAATTAAATGACATCAAAAACTAAGAAAACATCAAAGACTTTATCTAAGCTAGCAGGTACTGATACGGAAGCATCAACCGGACCTGATTACAAGGCTCATCTCACAACTTCACTTGAACTCTCCAGATCGTTGATTGCGGAGATTGACAACCTCATGGGCTCCAACTTACCGCCTGCCCAGGTTGGAAAAGTTCTCGGAGATATTATTTCCGGGTTTGGAAAGCAGCTAGACTCCCTAGAAGAGCATCTATAGTTATAGTTGCTATATTACCGAGATGGTAATATAATAGTGTTGTGTATAGAAACATTATATATAATGCCAAGCAGGAATCCTGCATGCTGTTTACATGGGATGATGATGGTAACAGAATTGTAAGGGAAACATCATTCAACCCGTATGTTTATTATGAAACTAACGGAAAATCATGTGGTACTAGTATCTTTAGTACAGCTGTAAAGAAGCGAAAGTTTAGAACACAATACGAGAGATACAAATTTGTTAAAGATTGTGGTATAAAGAGAGTCTTTGAGAATATACCAAGTGAACAACAATTCTTGATAGATCAATACTGGGAGCATAACGAGAGTAAAGAATTCACACAACACCCTCTCAAAACGCTGTTTATTGATATTGAGACTTACAGCCCAGATACTTTCCCAGATATAAACAACCCTTCTCACCCCATAAACGTCATCACTGTATATGACACTTTAAAACATAAATTTTATTCCTGGGGTACAAAATCATACGAGACAACAAACATTAAAACGCAAGGAGGTACCATTGATAGTTCGAATATTATATATTGTCACTGCAAGACTGAAGTAGAGATGTTACGAAGGTTTATAAACTACCTCAAGGAAGATTATCCGGACATTTTAACCGGTTGGAACAGCGAGATGTTTGACATACCATACATTATATCTCGTATGGGTAGAATACTTGATGAAAATGAATATAAACAATTAAGTCCAACAGGTGATGTGTATTGCCGTGAGATCTCCGGGCAGTTCGGTAACACACAAATCCGGTGGTATATAAAGGGAATCGCCAGCCTAGATTATCTAGATATATATAAGAAATTCAGCATGGGTCTCAGAGAAAACTACAAACTAGACACAATTGCCCAGTTTGAACTAGGAGATAAAAAACTAGACTTTGGAAACATAAATCTCGCTCAGCTATCCGAGCAAAATTGGCAAACATTTGTAGATTATAACATTCAAGACGTAAACCTCCTTGTTCGGATGGAAGAAAAATTACAATTCTTGAAGCTCTTGAGAATGTTAGCATATGTAGGACTATCACCATTAGAATCTGCCATGGGAACACTGACAGTCATCACCGGTGCATCTGTGATTCAAGCGCGCAAAGACGGTTATGTAATACCTACATTTGTCAAAGAAATATCAAAAGATGGTAAGTATGAAGGTGCATATGTAGGTGAACCGGAACGAGGTTTCCAAAAAGACATCATTAGTTTTGATGCTAATAGTCTATACCCCAGTACCATGGTCACTCTCAACCTCTCTCCAGAAACCAAAGTAGGTAACATAGTTGAGAAAAATGAAGACCATGTAGTAGTTAAACATGTCAACGGTAAGATATTCAAATTGACACATGACAAGTTTATAAAATTTGTAAAAAAGGAAAAGATTGCAATAACTCGCGCCCGGGCTTTATTCTCTCAAAAGAACAAAGGTATCATACCCAAGATTGTGGATAAATTATACTCACAACGCGTTGAGTTTAAGACTGAAATGGATAAAACTAGAAGAAAGTTATCGAAGATGTCCGATGAGGATCCAGAGTATAAAAATGTCAAAGCTCTTGCAGAAACCTGGTGGGTCAAACAATACACTGTTAAAATTCTAATCAACAGTATATACGGTTATTTCGGAAACAAATATGCACCACTCGGAGATCCGGACATCGCTCGTAGCATTACACTAACAGGTCAAGCAGTTATCAAACAGTCTAATAAAATATTATACAATTATATAAAACATCAGATTAAAAGTGAAACTCTGCGCGTCGAAGACGTTATCAAATACAACGATACAGACTCAAGTTACATAAGCATTTCCCCGTTATTGAATCACTTAAATATTCCGCTACATGTTGATAATAAAGTTACAACAGAAGCATATAATTTAGCGCAAGATATTGAAGATGATTTGAATATCAACATAACAAAATGGGCTAAATCTACTCTAAATAGTTTGGATCCTAGATTTGTATTCAAACGTGAAGCGGTCGCAGATGTTGGTATGTTCCTAGAGAAAAAACGTTATGTATTACATATATTAGATGATGAAGGAATCCCGGTGAATAAATTTAAATATACTGGTGTTGAAGTTGTACGAACAACTCTACCGGAACCGGTCAAACCATACATCAAGCGAATAATTGAAACTATGATGCGTACACAGTCGTTTGGAGACACAAACAAGCTACTGAACGAAACATATGATATATTTAAAGATCTCCCGGAAGAAGATATAGCATTCGCGATGGGATGTAAAGAGTATGATAAATACGCGAGTAAGTGTGACGGGTTCAACACATGTAAAGGCATGCCTATTCACGTAAAATCTAGTTACATGTACAACAAGATTCTCGAGAAGATGAATTTAGAAAACAAGTATGAAGCGATAGGTAGTGGAGACAAGGTTAGATACTTTTATGTACAACAACCTAATCGCTATGGTGCAAATGCGATTGGTTATAAATATTTTTACCCTCCGGAATTTGCAGAAGTGTTTAAGATCGACAGGGAGCTAATGTTTGATAAGATTGTGTTCAGTATCATAGAGAGATTTTATGATAGCGTCAAGTGGAAAGCGAAGAAACCGGGAATGGCTGTACAGACAGATTTGTTTGAATTATTATCTAAATAAGTGGACTTCGGTTGTTAAATATTATATCATATATATATGAGTATCGAATTAAGAGTATTAGTTGACGCCGCCGGTAGAACCATTCTCGGTGAACATGAAAAAGAAACCAAAGACACGATTGTTCTCCGCAACCCGGCGACGCTGTTCATTCAGCCCAATCAACAAACCGGGCAACTAGCAGTGCAGTTGATTCCTTTCTTTTTTAGAGAGTTTGTTGAAGAAAGCGCACGACCAGAAGGTCTACCATGGACTTTTGACAAAAGAGCCATATCAGTAGCACCTAAGTTTGGTTTAGACGCAAGACTAGCAGATCAATATGAAAAAATGATGACTAAAGAAGCAAACACCAACCCACCCCCAGTCGAAAATTTAGGTGGTGCAGCTCAAGAAAACGCTCCTAAAGAAGTGAAACTCTTTGAAGAAGCTGACCAGCCCGCCAAGTAAGCAT